TCAAATTCTCCATATATTAACTCCTTTACGATATGCATATGTGATATAGATAGGATAAATCATTTTCATTTTTGCTATGTAAACAATTGCTAGGGCTTCTGCATCTATCCTACTTATTCTCCCTCTTGTTTGCGCAATGATCTCAGAAGCAAACTCTTTAACTAAATATTTCTCCATCATAATCCCCTTTTGCATTAATCAATCTATTAATTATTAGAATGGTACTTAATTCATTCGTTCCAAAACTCTATGGTTTGGATAGTTAACATTCAAATAATCTTTAAGACTCTTCAGGCAGGTAATATTGTTATTGATAATGGATTTTCTTTGATGGCCATTATATAAATAAATAATACCTTGGAATTCTACAACACAATAAATATTATCTTGATGATCATCCAACTGTACTAAGCTATCATAATGGATACCTATTTCCTGAGATTTTTTGTATATAAATTTTGCTTCACCTATTCCCTTAATAAGCTCAATCTCATCATCACTCCACTTATCCATTAGAATTAAACTAGAAAGAGAACTATCCATACATTCACAAACTAAAACATTCCCTCCCTCATCATTTAAAACTACATTAGAAATACTGCCATAAAAATTATTCATTAATTCTAAAGAGATATCACTATCCTTATAAATAACTAGCTCTAATATAGCAGTTGTATGTTTATCATTCATTTAAATCCCTCCTTACTACGAAGATGAAACTAATTATATTGTATTCATATTAACACGAACAGATGTTCGTTTACAAGCTAATTACTTGAGAATATTTACAAATTTTAGCCTTCAGTAATTTTTTCCAAATAAAAAAACTGGTATGCACCAGTTCTATAATTCTATATTAACAAAACCATAATTTGTTTTAATAAAATCAAAATCCAATTTATGTTGGAGGATAGAATAACTAACATACTTGCTATCTTTATTCACATATCCAGTATCATACTTACTAGCAACTCTCTCTAACACTTCTTTATTAATGATCTTCTCTTCATTATGTTTAAGTAATTCCCATATATACCACATCATACCGGAAACTTGAATAGTACTAGCTATCAAATTGTTATTATCAAAAATTGATTTTGCTAAATCCAAAGCTCTGTTTCCAAATGATGCCCTAAGCTGAATATCTTCTCCTTTCGCATTTGCTTTCTTAAAAATATAAGCACTTTCGGAAAAATATTTTTGGCCTTGTTTAGGCTGTATACTTGTTGAAGAAATTTTATCTAATCTGTCCAAACGCCAGTATAACTCTTCAGATATTTGCATAATTCGATTATAGCCCTTACTATTCGTCAGTTTTGCAAGGAAAATCCCGTTATCATTTTTCAAATCTTCCATCTTTAAATTTAAAATTTCACTATATCCTTCTCCTTTAATCCCTTCAAATAAACAAAGTAAAAATACTGCATGTCTTTGATCATCAAATAACTTCATATTTGTTAGTATTTGTTCTCTTGTATAACGTACAATTGAAGCCTTATAGACAAATCTACTACAGTATTCCATATCAATAATACTTGGCAACCTTTGTGACTGGTTATCTGTGTATCCATTCATTATAGCCCAATCTATATATCTTCCAATAAAACCGATAGATGCACTAATAGATTGGGGACTTGGAGACTTTAAACTATAAAATAACTCCTCCAACTCAGCTTTATTCATGTCAAATATATCTTTATTCTTTTGGCTTTCCAATAATGTTGCCTTATTAAATAACGATACATAGGTGGTAAGACTGTTATCTTGTACATCTAATGATTTTAGGTACCATTCCTTAATATCTTTGTTTAATATGTTTTCTTTAAGCACCCTTTTCACCTCCTTCTTGTATTAATTGTTGAAATAATTTTCGAATTTCCATTTTGTTCCTAGAGCTGATATTACCATATTTAAGAATTCCAACTTCCTCCCATAAGGGATTAGCTATTGTAAAATCAATTTTGTCTAAGTACTTTCTTAATTGATCAAATGAAATATTTTTCTCAAACATTCTAGCAGCCAATTCTATGTGTCCTATAAACATCCTACTCTTAAATAGTAATGAATGTTTATCCATTAAGTTTGCCTTATAGTATACAAAAAGGTACATCATATATTCATTTATAATTTTTGCGACATGAATAACTTCAAGCCGATTGTTAATTTTAAAGCTATCATCAATAGCATTTGATAATTCCGAAAAGGTTACAACTTCTCCATACGAATATTTCACGTTAGAGTTCGATGTAATTCTGCTTTTTAATTCTCCCTCGGCCTTTAATTCAATAACTACCTCATCTGATAGTTTATCTTTAGCTAATTCCTGTAATCGTGGTTTTGGTATTGGATTTGCTTTTGCCATATCTACCTGCACTCGTTTACACTGAGCTTCTGACATATTAGAAAAAATAACAATCATAGACCCTTCTAAATCGGCTTTTTTCATATAGGCGTTATAAATAGAGAAAGTTCGATGTGCTCCATCTAAAACATCCAATGAGGTCCCCTCTAATAAAGTAAGTGTTCTATTACGGTTATCATACATCAATTCATTTCCATCTAAACCAGAGCCCACTTTGGCATTGTAGCGCAAAGTTGAGGTGATTAAATCACCCTCTACTGTTTGTTTTTCAATCTCTTTTAAAGATTTTGGATTTAAATTCATCACCTCTATAATTCCATTTTTCACTTTCTTCTTTTTTGCCTGTCTTTGAATATTGGGGTTATACTTTGTAATACCACTCATCCAAAGCTTACCTATTATTGAATTAGGAACTACTGCTACATACTCATTGTGACCAGTTTTAAGAACATTTTCAAAAGTATAGGGTAAAATAATCGTTTCTTCATACGGTGACTCTTTTATGTAAAGTCTCAACTCTTTAACCTCTGAGGTATTTAGCCATTCAGCTATCCAATCTTCCTCCGTTTCATTAAATTTTAGATGAAGCTGTTCCCCTAGTAGCAACAGCTCCTGTAAATTTGCCTCATAGAGTCTGTTCTCGTCATTGATTAATTCTAGAATATTACCAATACTTATATTGTGTTTATAAAGCTGTATAGAAATTTCATCTAATATTGCGTCGTCTTGAACCAATAAAGGAATTTTTGTTTTAATATCTTCTATCAATAAATCTTTTGTTTTCCCAACCTTCAACCTCTTATCCCCCTCTTTTTTCCAATTAAAAAGAATTAATTTAATAGTTACACAAGATAATTTTCATTATAATGTTTTTAAATTAATTTATCCAATTAAATTATGCACCTTGAATTCGATTTAATAAATTAATTAATTTAAAAATATTGATTTATTAATCCGCACTATTATAATATAAGAGCATAAATATGGAAATAAAGGGAGATGGATAAGCATGGCTTTTCAAACAAGTAAGGATACAAAATATAACCAACTAGTACTATCTGATTTAACTGTCATAAAAGAGTTGTTAACTTTTCGAGGGACGATTGACGATACAAATTTAAATCAAGGTGCATGTGCAACAAATTCCTTAAAAATGAATACAGATGTCATCAGTTTATTTGCAGATTTAGATGGATTAATTAAAAAATCTTTAAATGAAGAGCAAATAAAGTTACTAGCGTATATTACGAAAGATTACTCTTATTATTCTATAGGCAAAATTTTAGGTATTCCCGTTAAAACTGTTGGAAGTAGATTTAATACAATTTGTCTAAAAATTAAACAAGAAAATGATAGACAATGGAGAAAAGCAGTTTATATAAATAAATTAAAATTAATAACTAAAAGATGTAGTAAGTGCAATGAGGTCCTCCCAGCTACAGATGAATTCTTTAGTTTAAATAGTAGTAGTAAAGATCATTTTCATTCACAATGCAAAAAATGCAAAAAATAAAGAACATACGTTTGGGCGAAAAAAATGGATTTTAACCTACACTAGTCACCTTAATAAGTAGAAGGAGATAACATATGAAATTACAATTACCTCATACAAGCATTGATTTAAATTTAGAGCTTACGATAAAAGATCGCGTTCAATACATACGATTTATTTTAGAAAATGAAACAATTAATTATAGAGGAGAAGAAATCTCTTTAGAACTTTATTTAAGATCAACCTCACAGGCTCATAATACGATTATTTTATTAGATATGCTTAGCTATTATTTAACAAAGGGATATTTTACTAGAGAAGAACTTTTATTAGAAAAGGAAAATCTAGAGTATATTAAGGAAGCTAAAAAGCGTAATAAAAGGCGTAGAGAGTTAACAAAATTATTAAAAAATCAAAGTTTACAACACCGATTACAAGATAATTATGTACTCTCTCACTATAAACAAAAGGAAATTAAAAAAGGGTCCAGTAGACATAACACATTTTCAAATACATCATACTTTGAAGCGATTGCCTTTGGTATTGAAGATATAGAAGAAGATTCTATTTAATAGATCAATTAATTTAAAATACATAATAAAATGAATTTTTCTAATAGGCCTGTAAGATGTAATTTTATATCTTACAGACCTATCATGAAGGTTTCATTTTTAAAAGAAAAGAGCTTTGTTCTTTAGAAAAATAATTAGTTAGCATGATTATCTCCCATAATAAATGAAAGTAGGTGATGCCATTGTATGTATAAAATAATTTAAAAATCCTTTTCTATTAAATTTGATTATGAAACCTTCAAATGCCACTCTTCTTTAGGAGGATAAAGGAGAATGAAAATAGTAAAAAACATAACTGAATTTTATCACTCATTAATAAATGATGAAATCCTTCTTCGTTTATTGTATTACATACCAAAGGATCAATCAGATGATCCACTTGATGAATTAAAAGTAAATGTATCTCAATTACCTGAAAATGATCGTATACTTAGTAATTTAATCGTTATTGGTGATAAAACTGAGGATTTAACGCCTGAATCCAATTGTAGAATTTGTTTATATACAGGCCCTCGTTTACCTCAAAAAAATTATTTAAAAAGCGTGAATCAATATACTGATAATCCCTATTCAAGCACACAACAATACATTTTTGATATCTATACACCTATTTCTACCAATAATATTGATTTTCGCCTTGATAAACTCGGAGAAGTGTTAAATGAAATATTATTTCAAGAGGATATTGAAGAATTTGGAGATTTACGATTCCATAGTGGACTTCCCCTCAACAATTTACCTCATGGTTTTGTAGGTTATCGCTGGATATACATTATGCCTTCAGGCCAACAGCCTACAGGTTATAGATCATGAACATCAATACTAAAAAGGCTCTTGGGAAACCTATTTTATATAAAGGATTAAATATTTATCCTGTAAAAATGAAGGACGCGGACGAATTTTATGATGCTGTACAGTGCTTACTTTTGCCAAAAAACGATTTTCAACAGCCAGAAATCATTAGAATGTCTTACCTCTTTTTTTTACTAACTATCTCTCAAAATGATAGTGGACAGGAAATTCTAGATAAATTAATTTCATTATACCGTTTAGTTTTTCAGACTGAGGAAATACAAATTTCAATGAATGAAAAAGGAATGGTACTTATCATTGTGGATGGCGTCACTTTAAATGAGCGTGATTTCGACAAAATCAAAACTATTATTAGTGAACAAAATCTTATTGATTTAGATGATGAATTTATCGATCCTGGTACAAAAAAAGCCATACAAGAAGCACGTGCATTTATCGCTAAAAGAAAAACAAGACAGGCAGATTTTGAGCAACAAATCATTGCTTATCATTGTAAATCAGGCTTACCCTACCATGAGATTGAACATTTAACATTATATCAATTCCATAAAGGCTTAATTCGTATGGACTATATGGTGAGTAGCGATGCCATTCTTAACGCACGATATTCTGGGATGATCGAATTTAAAAATGACCGAGATCTCCCCCATTGGTTAGGCTTTATTGACGAACCAAAGAAAAACGAAGATGTCATTATTACAAAATCAGTATTTGATCAACAAATGAAAAAACTCGGTCTTGAACCTAGTTAATAAAAAAACTTAACTAAAAGGATGGTAATTTATATGTCACAACAAAATCAATTTTTAACTTCAGTAGCAAATGTTCGTTTATTTGACCGTTTAACAGGTGAATTAATTTTAAATGGTAAGACATTACTTAACTCATCTATGACTCAAGCTATTCAAACACAGGCAATTCATGCTGGTAAAGGCTCTAAAAAGGTATACGAGCTAAACTACCAAAAGGAATTAACATTCTCTATTGAAGATGCTGCTTTTGATACTGCATATATTGCTTTACAAAATGGAACAGAAATCAATCATCAATTAGCTGAATATTATACAGATGAAATTATTTTACTTGATGCTACAGGTAAAGGTACATTAGCTGAAACTCCTCTAGGTAAGGTACATGTGGAGCAACTAAACGGTACGTTCACACAATATACGCCAACTGGTAAGGAAATTAGTGTCCCTGCATTAGCTGGTAAAGAGATCCAGGTTATCTATGCTGTTCAGGAAATGATGGATACAATTGAAATTTCAGCCGACTCATTCCCTAAAGCTGTTCGTATGGAATTAAACGTTGATATTCGATCTAATAATGGAAAAACTGGGGAAGTTATTATTGAAGTACCAAACTTCAAACCGAATGGTGCTGTTGAAATTTCAATGACACATGAAGGTGTTGCTTCTTCTTCCCTAGCTGGTAGCTCGCTTGCTGATAAAAAAGGAAATTATGCTTATATCAAACTTCGTAATTTATCTGAAGAGAAAGTGCAATTTACAGCACTTGCTGCCAACCCTTCTCATGTAGTTCTAGATTCTACAGTTTCTGGTGATTCACAACCTATTACAGTATTAGGTATTCGTGGTGCAGGCTATAGCAATGTGTTGCTACAAAACAAAGACTTAACTTGGACATCTAAGTCTCCATCCATTGCATCTGTAAGTGCAGATGGAGTCGTTACTTTAGGATCTTCTTCAAAAGTTAATGATCAAACTATTATTGAAGTAACTGATGGTACTTACAGTGAAAAAATTATTGTAGATATTGTATAAATTAATTAATTTAAAAGGGTAGATTTTTCTACCCTTTCTTTTTTATTTCAGTAAAGGAGTGTACTATGACAAAACGTGAGACGAAATTAACATTAACAGATATTCAAAAAAATGCTGAAGAATTAAATAAAAAGCAAAAATTTTTCATTGATAAAGATCAAGGAAAATTTATTTATTACTATCCTAAATTTAGTAAGCGTAAAATAACTATTTTAATAAATGAGCTATCCCATACGATGTCCTATGTTGAGCAGCATAAGCTCGATTTTTTCAAAAATGATGGCGAATTAAATAACTATATTTTATTTTTAATTATTAAACATTTCACTGACTTACAGGCTGAATTAAAAGATAAATCTGTTGAACTTCATTTTGCTACTATGAATGAACTAGTTGACATCGGTTGGTACGAAATGTTCCTGCTGAAAATGTTCCCAATGCAAGAAATTTCTAATGTTTTAGATGAAATTAAAAAGCGACTAAATTTAAGTTTTAAATATTTAGCACTTGAAGAAGAGCTTAGTCGAAAAGGACAAACTGTTGATTTCAATACATAATGATAAAGATAATTAGAATTTTGAACTACTCCCTTACCTTTTTGGGAGGGTATTTGAATATTTTATGCCTAATAAAAAATATAAGAAAGATTGATTATTTTATCCAGCTGCCAATTTAAATTAGTAGCTGAATTTTCAGTTGTCTTAATTAGGAGGGAAAATCGATTGAGTACTGGTGGTGAACAAAAAAAACCAACAGAGCTTTTAGTCGCTCTAGGAATCAACGATAAAATTTCTAAACAAAATATATCTACATACATAAAAAAATTAAAAAACATCCCTAATCTAACAATCAACTTAGATGTTAAAGGTCATAATACTCAAATGTTTATTGAGTATGGGAAACAAATAAAAGCATTGGAGCAGCAAATAGAAGCGTTTACTTTAAAACTGCAAAATGTAGGAACTGAAACCGCCGCTCCCCTTTCCATCTTCAAAGATTTCAAGCAGCAAATTTCGGATTCTATAAAATCGATTGATACTCTTAATGACACATTTGATGAGTTAAAAATAAATGTTAGTGCATTTTATAAACAGCTGTCCAAAATCCCTACTGGCGATCTCCATTCTCTAAAAAATTTTGTGACACAAATGAAATTAGACATGGAAACAATCGCTACGAACCAATTTAAAATCTATGGCATCGAAGAAACACAGCAAAATTTACAGGCTTTAGAATCTAATTTATATAATATCTACGAACTTCAAAAAGCCTATGCAAACACTGCTGGCTTCGAACAATTAGCATCTCAAATCACTGATTTAAATACCCAACTGAGCAATATGCAGCTTGGTGAAGGCTTAAACATAGCAGGCATTTCCGATATTTCAAGCCAATTAGAAAAGATGAACCAAAGTATAGTGGCATTTGGGAAAAATACGGCTGAAGCGGGTCTAAGTTCCACAGCATTTGCCTCTGCCATTATGGATGGCATTGGCCTCGCCTCTACATTTAAAACACTTGGCGAAGATATTTTAGGCACAGGTACTGCATTTGCTGGTAGAGCATTATTTGGACTCAATGCAATTGGAATCGCAATCAGTGCTGGTGGGTTAATTATAGGTAAAATACTTGAAGAAAGAAAGAAACAGATTGAAGAGCTAAAAACTGAGGAACAAGAAATATTAAAAGCATATACTTCGAATGCTAGTGAAATAGATACTCAGTTTGAAAAATATTATCAATTAGAAAATGCTATAGAATTGGGAAATACAGACCCTTCTGTTATTAGTGAATATCAAGAAATTTCTAATAGACTTGGCGAGATTCTACCTAACCTTGTTACACAAGAGGATGAATTTGGTAACAAGATTATTGGCTCAGCAGAAGCTTTGAAAGTAAAAATTGGACTGCTTAAGGAACAGCAAGCTATAGAAGCAGAAATTGCTAATCAGGCAATCCAAGATAAGCGAAATGATGATATTGATACTCGTAAAAAGTCAATTTCTGACCTTGAGGACTCACACAATTCAAACATAGATTCAGCGGCAAGAATTCTTAGCCATCAAGCTAACAGTTCCTCCATTGTAGGTGATGTTAAATTTTATGATGATAATTTTAAACCTCTCCTTAAATCTGCTGAAGATTTTGAAAAGAAAATTAAAGAATTAGATAAATTACAATCAAAAGCCGAAAAAGATGGTAACACAAATCTAGCAAATTATTATAAAGAATTAAGTACTATCGCAAAAGGCCAAATAGATATTATTATCAAATCTGATGCAGAATTAAAACGAGAAATATTAGCGCAAAAGAATGACTATATTACTAATATGGCTGATGTTATCAACGAGAATAATAGATTAACGGATAGTGTTAAAAACAATGCAGAAGGTTTTGCTGCCCAGCTAATTGCTTCCGCCGATGTAAACGACCTAGATAATTTACAGAATTCTTTAACATCATTATTTTCAAATGAAAACGCCAGTTCCGTTATCAATGAAATAGTAGGTTCGTTCCAGAATATGGAGAATGCTACTTCTGAAACTTTTGAATCGATGGCAAATAAAACTAAAGATAAGATGAACAGTATTTCTACTGATTTATCGAAGCTTGGTTTAAGTGAAAAAGAAGTAGGAAGTATTATGGGTTCTTTAAAGCAACATTACGAAAATACTACTCAAAAACAAAAAGATTTATCTGTTGAAATGAAGGTTAACAATTTAACATTTGCTGAAGCAAAAGCAAAAGTAGAAGGCTTCAAAGATGAAGTTAAGAATCTTACGACTACTCAAGAAAAGTTAGCAGGAGTCTCACAGAAAAGAGTAAACGATACTTCGGACCTATTATTAGAATATGAGATATTAACAAACCAATTAAAAGGTTATTCCGAGGAAGAGATTCGTAATCTTAGTCATAAAAGTAGTTTAACTGCCGAGGAACAACGGCTTGTTGATGTATTGAATTCCCGTGACCTAGCGATGATTAACTTAAATACACTATATCCTTCGCTTCTTGATCAAGAAGGTAAATCTATAACAATAAGTACAGAAAAAATTAAAGCAATTCAAGCAGAAAATCATGCAAATAACACATTATTAAAAGCCTATCAACTAGCTAGTAAAGGAAAACTAAATTCCGAACAGCTAATGACATTAGCTTCCGCTACAGGTTCGAAGGCGCGAATTGAAAATCTAAAACATGAACTAGAAGCTATTCAAAAAGTAAGTAGTTCAACATATGATAAATATGAATCAATAAAACAAAAACACAGCCGCGGCGAAACATTATCTGAGAGTGAACAACGATTCCTTATGACTGGTTCACAATCTAGAGGAAACTATGTTGGATACGGGGAGTACTCAGATAAACTTAAAGAACTAGATAGTCTAGTTAGTCAATTAAATACTGACATTGGTAAGGTTGATGGTTTTACTTCTACTATTCAAAAGAATGAAAATTCAATAAAAAAGTCTGCTACTACTCAAAAAAATGATAACGCTGAAAAAGGAAAAGCTCTATGGATAACCGATAAATACAAACAAAAACTAGAAGAGTTAAATCTCGGAATTGAAAAGCAACAAAGATTACTGTCTAAACTACCAGAACATTCTAGTGAGTATCGAAGAGCATTAGAAACTCAAATTCAGTTTGAAAAACAAAAACTTAGTGTGATGCAGCAGCAAGAGGCTTCTTTAAAAAATCAGATTGCCTCAGGGAAAATTCAGCAAACAGGTAATATAACAAACAAGTCCACCACTTCTTCTACAACTACTAATCTACACGGTTGGTCTGGCAAAATCACTAGTGCATATGGTGGCCGTAATGACCCGATTTCAGGAAAACCTGATTTTCATCTCGGCATGGATATTTCAGGTTCTAAAGGAACTCGCTTAGATGCGAATGTTGCAGGCAAAATAATAGCTAGTGGTGATGCTATTAAAAATGGCTATGACGGCTCTTATGGAAATATTGTTGTCGTACAAGATGCAAACAATTTCAAACATCTTTATGCCCATCTAGATAAAGCTATCGCTAAAATTGGTGATTATGTTGATGTGGGCACTCAAATAGGTAATATTGGTGCTTCTGGTACTAGAGTGACAGGTCCACATTTACATTACGAAGTAAAGAATGCTAGCGGACAACGCTTAGATCCAACAAGTTACTATACCGCTGCCAAAAATGGAGCCACATCTTCTACATCCTTTGCCGTTGACACGACACAACAAGCTATTGATCAAACAAAATCTGAATTAGTGAGTTTACAGCAACAGATTTTAAATCAAAAAGATTTAGTAGAAGACCTTGAGCGCGGTATAATTGATAGCTATCTTTCCTCTTTTGAAAACAAAAAGACAACGATTGATAACTTATTGGAAACTAGTGATAACAGATTAAGGAAACTCACTGTCACATCAGAATCCTATCGTAAAGAGCTAGACAGACAAACAGCTGCTTTAAATGATAAAAAGAAAATTAACCAAAATGAAATTGCTTATCTGGAAGGCGTTATTAAGAGTGGTACTGCTTCAAAAAAGGTTATTGATGAGTATACGCAACGTCTTCATGAACTGAACAATGTCAATAGTGAGATAGATTTTGCCATTTGGGATGTAGGCTCAAAAAAAGTTGAATCCTACATGTCAAAGTATGAAGAACAACGTCAAATTCAGGATAATGTTATCGCCTATGAAAAAGCAAAACTTGGAGAATTAGATACTTCCTCTGCTAGGTATGTAAAATCACTTGTAAATATTAATAATGCGATGAAGGAAAAGCAGAATGCCAATCTTTATGAACTTACTCAATTAAAAAGTCTAGTAAATGGAAATAAAGGGTATGGCGATGGTTTACAATCTGCGAAAGAACGCATTGAAGAGTTAACGATCGGTATGAAAGAGTTACAGGTTGATATTCAAGATAGTGACTATGATATTTTAATCAATATCAAAACCCAATCGGATGAGAAAATAAATAATATAGAATCCGAAATAAATCGAGCTGAATTGATTCGTAAAATGTTTGATGAAGGTTCTGCAGATTATGAGAAATATACAAACATCATCATTAATGCCCAGGAAAGAATTGCGCAACAGCATTTAGAAACTAGAGATAATTTGCTAGAAGAATTAAAACAGCGTGATATCACTGCTGAACGTATTAAAGAAATCACAAAATTAATAAATGAAGAGTATAATGGCTATTTAAATGCCACGTTAGCTATTAAAGACTATACAAAGCAAAAGGACGATGCAAAAAAAGCACAACTAGAAAAAATTGCAGATAAAGCTATTAGTGCATATAAAGATTATCATCAAGAACTTCGAGATGAACAAATCAAGCAACTTGATGAAGAGATTGAGCGCGAAAATAAAAAACATGAAACAATCATGAAAAATCTGCAAGAAGAAATGGACTTATTTAGAAAAAGTGTTGAAGATAAGCTAAGGCTCATTGACCGAGAAGAAGCTCAAAGAAGCTATGATATGGAGATTTCCGATTTAGAAAGTGAACGGAATGATGTACAGAGTAAGCTAAATATTTTAGCTTTAGATAATTCTTATGAAGCGAAGGCAAAGAGGAAAAGTCTACAAGAACAGTTAGATGAAATTGATAAAACAATTGCGGAAAAGCGCCATAACCGAGAAATTGATTTACGTAAAGAATCGTTAAATGATGCTTTAGAATCAAAAGAAGAAGAAATAAATGAAAAGATAGAGCTACAAGAGTCAGAGCATGAAAATTTAGTCAATAAAATTAATCTTGAAAAAGAATATTGGGAGTCATATTATAACAATTTACTAAATAATGAACGCGAATTCGCTAAAATGAGAGAAGATATCATCGCTGGTCATTTAAATAATGTAGAAGCAGACTTCAATCAGTATCGAGATAAATTAAAAGCCTCACTACCAGAAATTAGCGGTGCATTAGACGATACTATGAAAGCTGTAGGTTTTTCTATCCGAGACAATGTTATTTTCGAACTAGAAGAGGCTCTAGATTTAATAAACAAATTTAATAACAGTCAAAAATCAAAAGATAATGGTTCATTTGAATCGAATTTATCCAATCCTCAAACATCTAAAGGTAATTTATCTAATGCGGACTTACAAGTTCTATTAGGTAAGTTCTTATATGACCGAGTTTTGCCAAACGTTTCAGGACAGGATCAGAGTGCCGTTAGTGAAATAGCAAAAAAATTTGCAGCAAAGGGTCGCGATAAGGCTGATTCCCGATTTACTGAAAATGGTGCTAATTTTAATGAGTCAACAAAGGTTCTTACACCTGCAGAAATGAACTCATTATATGAGTATTTTAATAGTAATAAAAATTTGCTTGGCGGGAAATATAACAGCTTTTTTGAGCAGTTTTTCAATGAGAATTCAGGAAATACACAAGAAAACGGAAGTAAACTATCTGATGCGGATATGAAAGTTATGTTAGGCAAATTTATTTACGAGAAACTTGTACCTGAACCATCTTTAAATGCAAATACTAAAATTGCGCTAAAAAACAAAGCTGATAATCTTGCTTTAGAAGGCAGAAATAGTGATTCCAAAATATCCGAAAACGTAACATTTGATTCTATAAAAAATAAGTACTCTTCTGAACAAATACAACAGTTAAAAACATTCTTTAATTCCAGATTAGATATGATTGATAATCTTACAACTCGTGAATTAATGAAGAAAAAAATTGCCTCACTTGACTCTGGGGGTTTCATGAATTGGACGGGAATTGGAATAGACGGTAAAGGAGGAAAGGCTATTATAGCTCATCCTCAAGAAATTATGTTGAATAAAGCTGATACACAAAGTTTGTTTAATTCAATCAATATAATGGATAGTATCATGAATAACCTATCCCCTCTCCTATTGAAATCTGCACCATTTAACCAAAAATATCCTCTTAGTAATGGAGATACTTATGGTGACATCAAGATAAACTTCCACATCGATAAAATGAACGGTGACAAAAACGACTTAAATCGATTTAGTAAAATGATTGATGATGATTTATTGCGTAGGAAAGGAATGAGAAAGTAATGTTGGAATCTATTCATTTTATGTATGACAACATTTCATCCAAAGATATGGGAATTCAAATTGCTTCGTCAAGAGGAGGTTTATTTGAAGAGAACTTTCTCCCTAGAAGGAGAATTATTGAGAAAAAAATTGCTAATAATGAAAAACCATATTTTCAAAGAGTTGAACATGAACCACTCTCTTTTAACTTATCCTTTTATCTCGAAGATTGGCTCGATGACCACGATATAAGAAAAATTGCTCGCTGGTTATTCCAACCATATTACAAACCTTTAATTTTTGACAATAATCCAAATAGAGTATTATACGCCCTTGTAGAAGGCAATTCTGCGTTATTACATAATGGTTTAAAGCAAGGTTATGTTGAATTAAGTATTAGATGTAATTCTCCCTACACTTATTCTCATGAATTTAAATTTAACAATATGGAATTTAGAGATTCTAATATGGGCTATCAAATTATCGATGACATGAATAGCTTTCAACAAGGAAGTTTTTTGAATACGAAGGTTACTTCTAATGGTTTGACGATTGATAAAATTGATAATTCTTGGGGAGCGCTATATGCGAACATTAAAAAATGGAGTGAATTTTAAACATGGAAACAACAAATGGGCTTAAATTAAATATTACCACTGAATCCTCTTTTGAAGATGATGATATAAAAGATACCATTGTTGAATATGGCAAAAATTTCAGCAAATTAGAAAAATACTTAAAAGATTCTGCTCTATCTATTGAAGATCTAAGTGATAATAAATACTATCCAATTGGTCATATTTTGTGGAATAAGGAACCTGCTTCTGGTTCATTTATCGGATGGGTTGTCACGAGAGAAGGTATTCAAGCTAAGAATTGGATACCTAACAAAAGTTACAGTATAGGCAATTTAATAAAGCCTCCTGTAGATAATGGTGGCCTTTATGAATGTGTGGTCGATGGTAAAAGTTCAACCACCCCTCCTACTTTCATCACTTCCATCAATCAAGAATTCCCAGAAGTAACAGGAAAAAGCTGGCGTAACGAGTTCAATTATGAGGTAGGCGATTTAGTATTCCCTACTAACGGAAGCAAGTTATATTATTATATTTGTGAGACAGCAGGCTACTCCTCCCCTTCTGAACCTGAGTGGTCCTCAGTTCAAAACGATACGACATTTATTGATAATTCTGTAGTATGGAGGAAGGCAAAAAATATCATTTGGAAAAAGGTCGGCACAAATTGTGAGTTTAGACCATTTGGAAAAATAGAATAGGAGTTTTTAGAATGAAATGGGGTTCTTTAATTAATTCAACAGGCTCTTATATATCTAAGTATTATGAAATTACAAACGTTTCTTCAAAATATTTAACAACCATTCTTGCTAATATCATAAACATACATCATCAACAAGTAGAGTTTTTTTATTCCCTCTCTTACAACTACATGAATTGGACCAAGTGGAAAACAATAAATTTCAGTGATATCAATTTGTTAGATGGATATGATTTAAATGGTTTGATTTTTAGATATAAGATTGTTCTAAATGCTCAAAAAGATAATGAAAAGCCATATGTACAATCTTTTTCTATCACGTTAGACCCTTGTGAATCCTTAGAAAACTTAGGCGATTTCACTATTAAACCTAAACTTTGGATTAAGAAAAAGAATGGAAAAGGTACTATAGAAATCACCAACATTATGACCGATCAAAAATTAGTTGTAGAGAACCTTATAGATAATGAAGAAGTGTTTATTGATTGTGAAAATGAAGATATTGTTTCTGACAGGCAGCATCTAGGTGTTTATCGATACGATGATCATAATGATGAGTACCTAGAGTTAGTGGTTGGCCATAATCTCCTAAAAGGAAAAGGAGATTTCGATATGGATGTTAGACATCAATATGTTTTTTTACAGGAGTGAGGTGAATATTATTGAAATTAGGTGAAATAGATTCCAATTTAAAACCAGTTGATGCAAGAATATTTTTATGTAGTCCTGATAAGAAAACTATTGCCAGAATGAGTGAGGCATATGATATCAGTTACAGTACCAAAATTTCAGTACTAAATGAACTTTCATTTAAGATACCCACTGTCCTAGTGGAAGATGGTGTTCCTGTCGATAATGCAAATATTGGTAAAATAAAGAATAGATACCTTTTCAAATTGAAATATGGGAAGATCACTGAGTACTTTTTAATGAATGAATCAAGTAAGTCATATAGCGATGATGAATATATAAGTTATACTGCATTATCTCTAGGTGTTCAATTAAGTGATAAAAACATAAGACAATTTGAAGCTGTCAGTAAAACTTTGTCCCAAATTACTACTGAAATTTTATCTTCTGTAAATACCAAATGGAAATTAGGTTATGTTGACAGCTATTTCGAGGAAATTTATCGAAGTTATGAGGTAGCTTCAAATAATATATTAGAAATAATTTATGACCTAGCAAAACTTTGGAATGCTTTAATTGTATGGGATTCGATAAAATACGAAATCAATTTCTATAAACCCGAAAATATTGGTAAGGATAAAGGATTCTACATACGAGATGGTAAGTATTTAGAATCCTTTAATTTAGCGACCAACACAATAGATACAATCACACGTTTAAAAGTGTATGGTCAAGATGGTTTATCAATACATAGATTAAATCCTACAGGTCAATCATATCTAGAGGATTATAGGTACTACCTCTACCCTTTCAAACGTGAAAATGGACTTGTTGTTAGTCATTCAAAATATTTAACGGATAGTTTGTGTGTGGCGTTAGAAGACTATCAAGCACTGGTTGAAACCCTATCGGAGAAGTTTACCAATTTAACTACTATGGTCACTACACAAAATTCAATTATCCAAACCGAAGAACAGAAACTAAATACCTTGAACACACAAAAAATCATCATTGAAGATGAACTAGATTTATCAAATGCTAACTTTCAATCCGCAACCCCTAAACACCAAGATATTATCCAAAGATTAGAAGCTAAAAGGCTAGAGATATCGAATCAAGAAGCTTTTATTAGAGATTTAAATTATCAACTTTCTGAATATGAAAATGAATTACATGATTTACAAGGAAAATTAGCAAGAGAAAAAAACTTTACTGTTGAACAATTAGCAGAGTTATCAGATTTTGAAATAGAAAAAGAATATACTAATGATTCAATTGTTGATGATGAAGACTTAATTGAAGACGGTAAAGAAGTATTCAGACAATACTTAGAACCTAAAATTAGATTAGATATGAATTTAATTGATTTTCAATCCATCGTTGAGTGTCAAAATGATTGGGATAAGTTAGGTTTAGGCGATATTATAAGAGTTCGATATGATAGATTACAAGTAAATTTAAAAGCCAAAATTACTGAAATTACACATGATTTTGAAAATGAAAGTATTTCTATTGTTATCGAAAATGAGTTTAATGAAAACAATAATTGGTTAGAACAGCTTAATAAAGCCGGTAATACTTCTACTCTTGTTCAAATGGATAAGTGGAAATGGAATTTGTCTGAAAAAAACAACGGTGCTATTAATGATATTATCAACAATAAATGGGATGCATTAAAAAACGCTGTCATGGCTGGCTACAACCAGAAAATAGAGATAAGCGAACGTGGGATTATTGTGAAAGATTTAGAAGATCCATTAAGTTGGCTTGTTATACAAAATGGATTCTTGGCTATTACTAATGATAATGGCGAGTCTTGGAAACATGCTATATCTAAGGATGGAATTTTTGGCGAGCGTATTTTTGGGAAGATCATTTCTGGTGTTAATTTAGTAATTGAAGATGAATCAGGCATATGGGTAACACAAGGCTCCAGAACAACCATTTATAATCGATATGGCGAAGAAGCAATGTATTTAGGCTTAGTTTCTGATAATAGAAAAGATGAAAACGGAAATCTCATTCCACAGGACAATGAATGCTACGGACTTGTATCTTGGAATCATGTAACAAGGGTTGCATTAACAACTTGTGAAGGATTTTCTGTTAGCAAAAAAGATAATGCCGATTGGAAAAAAGTGTTATGGGCTAATACTGATGGTACTCTCTATTCTAGAAAAATGGTAGCTGAGAATATTAAAATTGTAAATAATCTAGACGAAGTCATAATGGATGCGGAAAATAACTATTTCAATTTTGGTTTATTAGACAAGATTGTAGTTGATGGCAAATTAACGACGCTTGAAAAATTAGAGCTTATTAAAGAATTATATAACATTCACTCAGACTATAAATTGCTTCTTCAACAGGCACAAAAATACATACGAAGTGAAAGAGATAACACTACAGATATTGATGGTGCTTTTAATACTGCAACTCAATCCTTCCCTACCGTTTACTCTACCACTGACAGGTATTCCACAAGTGCACTTAAAAATGCTTATTTAGAGTTAATGAACTACATGTCCAGCTTTATCAAAATCATTAATAATGGTTACCCTGAAACCTCTTACTTAAATATTGATATGACAGACCCCCTTACAGAATCCACGAGTCAAATTGAGAATCGTGGTATTTTTGTGCAAAAATTTAAGAACTACTATGATGAAGCAACTAGACTACGACAAGAAATTGAGGATTCCTTATTCTATTCGGGTCTCACAATGGGAAGATATCACAACAATCTCATTATGAATGATTTTGGCTTTATTGCCGTTCGTAGTGATGGGAAGTATAGAGCTTATTTAAATGCTACAAACGGACTTGCGTTACAGAAATGGGAAAATGGAAAATGGGCCAATAAATTATTTGCCACTTTAGGTGATTCTACATGGGAAGATGGTACACTTTATGCCGAAGGATTGGTAACGAAAAATCTACGAATAGTTGATGGTGACTTAGGTGATGCAATTACTTTCGATTGGTTGGACGGTATCACTATCTTTGGTAGAAATGGAGAGGAAATAAGATTAAATGCTAATGAAGCTATCTCCATTTATGTCAATGGTGAAAAGAAATTTCATGTAGGTACAGATGGAAGACTTTATGCAAAAGACATGACTACACACAATCTTAAAATCGTAGATGGCTTCTTAGGGGAAAAAATCATCTTTGACCAAGATGAAGGAATCACTATTAACGGGAATAACCGTGAGCAAATTCGCTTAAATGCTAATGAAGGTATCGCGATTGATGTCAATTCAGAGCCAAGATTTTGGATTAGTAAGGATGGATACTTATACGCGCGAAAACTGTTCATAATGAATGGTAAATTAGATGAGTCTATTCTTGAAGGATTAGATGAAGATGATAGTTTTATCTCCGATTTAACGGTTACTAGATTAAGGACATACGATCCTAATGACTCCGATAATTACGTTCATATTAAACAAAAATTCTTAAAATTCATCACAAAAAATGGCTCTTCAGAAAATGTTAAATATGAAATGTATTTTGAGGGTTCAGGTGCCCAAGCCTATCCAATCGCTATTTGGGGTAGTGGTTCAGGAAATAATACAAATAATAATAAGGCAAAACAATATAAAACACCCCAAGGTTTCTTTACAGAATATACGGATGAAACTGGTGAAAAACACTCAATTAATTTAAACACGGAGAGCACAAAATCAATAGAAATTATCTCCCCTAGAACAGTATCTATTAAGGGTGGTAGTGGCAGTATTACAATGAATAACACACAATTAGAAATAAAATTCGGAAATAATACATTTACAATGTCTGCAACAGGCATTAAATTAAACGGTTCTCGTATTGATCTTAACTAAGGAGAGTTAATATGCCTGAAGTATCAGTAAAAGGTAAGAAGATAAGTAGCTCTATTGCTAGTAACCACGTTAAAGTTAGTAAACCTAATGAGCCTCAATGTGTTGCAGGATATAAAGATGGCCAGTATTACTCAGGATTTTGGTCAGGTGGTGTTTGCTATGGCTTAGAAATACCGCCTAGTTCACCTTATGACTATCAAAATATTGATGCAACAATTGAAGGAACAATTAGCGAAGGAGCCTCAAATGTTTTTGTAAACGGTAAGGAAGTTGCATTTGCAGGGGCCAAAACACAAGAAAAAGATTCATACAATGTTCCAAGTGGATGGACTTATGTCAGTGGCGCACACTCTAGTACAAATGGATCTATAGGCACAGGAAGTGTCGGAGTATTTGTGAACGGTAAACAACTTGCTAGAAAAGGTGATCCTGTTAGGACACATGCAAACTCAACAGCCTCTATCCAAGAAGGATCTACTAATGTGTTTGCCAATTAATTTCCCTTAGAAAGGAGGTGAGAAAATTGTCGCTACCTATCAATTATTTAGAATTTAATAATCCCATTCATATCGTTTGGCGGAAAGGAACACCAAACGACCCATACATCGATCGGCTTGATATCGCACGTGTTGTCAATCAACGTGTTTTTCTATTAGAAATTCCCGATGAGATGTTTAAGGTTAGAATTTCAGGTATGTTTGAAATTAATTATGAAAAGTTCAAGAAGCACAACTTAGCAAAAAATGAATTTTACGTAGACTATACCAATGGTTTTGTTTATTTTCATACGATTAAAGAAGCAGAAACAATATCGATCGTTTATAAAGGAAGAGGGGTAATCCTCTACCCTTCTACTCGAATTGTACACTATGATGGCACCGAATCTACCGAGACACTTCATGAGATTATTGAAAAAAGCAAAGCTCAGGTTCAAGAGTTAATAGATAGAACAGATCACTATGAAGTATATTTAAAAAAGCTTGTAATAGCTATTAATGAATCTAACCATGCTACAGACCAAGCTTTAATTGCCACTCAAAATGCCAGTGAAGCAACAGAGTTAGTAAAAGATGCTTACGAAACAACCGTCTTAATTTATCAGCCCTTCGTTAATACATATAATGAAATTGCTAAAAAATTCCCCTATCCTGAAGTTGGATGGACTACACAGGCTTATGATACAGGTATACGTTATAGATGGAATGGAAAGGCATGGATCCCTATAGATGCCTTGGGTGGGAATATTCCATTGGCCAATGAAGTAATAAATGGATTAATGAGTAAAGAACACTTCGTAAAGCTTCAAAATATAACTGAATTTGTAAATGAGAAAACAATCGTTTTCATTATTCCGAAAGATATTTTACAAGGAATTCAAGATCCACATGTAGTATTTGACTGGGACGGAGAAATTATTGATGTTAGGGCATCCATTTCTATTAAGGGTTTACAGTCCACCCCTATTCAAATACAAAAATCTTCAAACTTCAAAGATTGGCTGGATATTACAGATAGTCCAATAATAATTGATGAAGATAGTTATTTTAATAATCAAGCATATACGTTAATAAACAGTACAGTGAGGAAGGGAGATGTGTTTAGACTATACATCCCTTCTTTTTCTGTTGATGCACAAAATTTATCTTTGAATGTAAAAGTAGCATTAAAATGATCCTATTTAAGGTTTCAATATTATCAATATATCCTATAACAATTTATGAGAAAGAAGGAATTTAATTATGGCAAAAACACCTGAAGTATCATGGTATGAAGGTTCAAATACAAAATCAGCAGAAGTAAAAACAACAGTAAACTACGGTACTATTGACGCTGACTCTCAATCACCTACTAAAATCTTCTACATTTGGAACAATCGTGGTGGTACGGAAGATTGCTCTAAGATGGAAGAAGTAACATTTACTACTCGTGACCGTCAAGGCGGGGATGGTAGCGTAGGGACAATTGTTGAAGCTGTTAGAGATAACTGGTTCAACGTTCGTGTAGACAGTTTAAATGAACAATCGTTCCTTCCTGTTGGTAAAAGTGGTTTCAGCCCTAAAAACCTAAGTGGCACAAAAGATTTAGGAACAACAGGTACTACAAGAAATGTGAACGCTTCTACTGCTCAAGTTTGGTCAGCTTCTAAAGCTTTGACATTAGACACTTACGTTCAACCAACAGTAGCTAACGGGTTCATTTACAAAGTAACTAAAGCAGGTACTACAGACAATACACAACCAACATGGGCAACTGATGAAGGAAAGCCTGTATTTGATGGTTCATCAGTAGAATATGTAGCAATAAAAATCGACCAAAAACCTAACGCTAAAGAGATTTTAGGTTTCGCTAATAACACAGATGTTGATGGAAAAAATGCTCACCTAGCAGGTGGTAATTTTGTTCAAATTTCTGTGTATGCAGATGTTCCTATCAACGCTTCGGCAGGTAAAAACCTGTTAATCCAACGTGTTTCTTATCGTTACGTGTAAAAGTAACATATTTCAGAAATAAAATATTGGTTTCACAGGGTAAGGGAGGTTTCTCCCCTACCCTATTTTTTGGATTTATTAAAAGAAAAACTTCAATGCAATGAAGGAGATTGATAAAAATGTTATTCGCAGATTCAAGAAATATTCAAGCAATTGGTATTCCCTTTAACTGGAACGCTGATTATGCAAATGGTAAAAACTATGCTGAGTATGACCTACTTACGCATAAGAAAAATGATTTTTATTTAATTCAGAGAAATCAGGTCATTCGTTTTGGTTTGTTTGGTCAAGGAATGAAACTCTATTTTGAAATGGCAGACGGTTCATTTAGTTTAAATGGCAAAAGAATTGAAATCGAGTATATTGATGAAAATTCAGAGGTATATCATTTAACAACAAACTTCGCAGACAAAGACCTTATAACATATAAAGAAGCTTATGCTGACTACAACAATGTTCAAGGTATTCAGAAATCAAGCATAAAGTCAATTAACTTTGGCTACAAAACAAAATATGAAAAAGAAGAAGTTCAATTGTTCTTCCAACCTATTGTCTCACTTCCTTTAGAAAACAACAGTCCTTTTATTGAGGTTAAACTAACTTCCAATAAATCTATGAATGGTCATTTAGTGTTCAAACATAGAGGGATTGAAATAGAACGCTTCCCTGCCCCATTAGAGGTTAATAAAGCAGGTCAATTGAATTGGACTATCAAATAATAGAAAGCGAGGAAACACCTAATGAAAAGATTTTGGTTGCGTCTTCCTGATAAAACCGATTCCTTAGAAATAACAACTTCAAACAACAAATTATCTTTATTTGAGTCTTCAACTGAGAAAGCTCACACAATAGAAACAGGAAAATACTCACTTGAGAAGCTAGTAGAAAATCTTGCCAACAAGGGTTTAAACGCCAAAATTGGAGAGATTAAAAAATCTCCCAAAAACTCAAAGCTGATTGTTCTATTATTAGACAATTCATTTACAAATGTAAGTGGTAGTTTCGTCACTTTTATTGGTGGAATTGAATCTATTGATACAGGAGATAGGCAAGATGGCAACATAATTAATATTTAAGAAAGGAGCATGTTCATATGGCTATTATAGGTGGAAATACAGAGAAGAAAGAAATAGGATTGTCTATTGGTGTTTCAGGAACTCATGATAGAACAAAAATCAATAAGGACACAGGTTATTTAGAGCTAGTAGATATTGATGTAGATGGACAAGGAAACCCTATTTATGTTGAGCAAGGCTCTTGGACTTCTGATGTTGTTGATTTAGGAGATATTTTTCAAGACTTTGATAAAGTGTTTACTGACAGTGTAGTAAATGGTTCAAGCTCATTCGCTGTATTAACAAGGGTTTCATCAAATAACATTGATTGGTCTGATTGGACACCTATCGCTCTTGATGGAACAATTCAATCTGATACAAAACAGTATATTCAGGTAAGAATTGACCTGTTTGCAGGGTTTGTATCGGATACTTTTATTATTGCGAAAAGTGATTTTAATATCAATGAGTTTCTTGAGGTAAAAGATGCTAAAGCAGGTAGTTATATTGTACCTAAATTAACTTCAAATAAATCTTCCCCAGAAGGTTTTGCTTTTTCTGAGACAGAGTTTTCAGCTACTTTTGCAACTTGGAAAGCTTTTGACAAAGCAGATGCATCTGAGGGCTATGTCACAAAAAGTGGAGTTATAACAGGTATTCTAGGGTTTTATTTCAATAGTAAAAAAAGGGTTAATAAGTACAAAATAAGAAGTATGTCGGGTTCTACTAAATTGAGCAGTATGCCTAATAACTGGATTTTTCAAGGAAGCAATGACACTACAGATGGTCTAAATGGGACATGGGTTGACCTAGACACTCAGACAAATCAAACTTGGACTACAGTTAATACAGATAATGTATACGAAATATCGAATAACTCAATGTATCACGCCTTTAGGATTAAATGGTCTTCAAATAATGGATATGCAACTTATACAGGTGTAGGAGAACTAGATTTCTATGAAAGTGGTACAACTTCTCTGAGTCTTAAACGTGATTACACTTTTGATAAAGAATTAGATTCAACTTGGTCAGACACAGGTAGCTTACACAGAAAGAAAATTACTCGTGATGAGTGGTTAAGAATTGATAGAATGGAGGCGAAAACTGATGGCTAATGGGTTGTTTGGCGGAGGAAATGGAACAGAACAGAGTCCATATTTAATCGAGGATGCTCATGATATTAATGCTATTAGAAATGTTTTGGCAGGAACAGCTAGAAAATATTTTAAGCTAGTTAATAATATTGATATGAATATCGCACCTTATAACGAAGGAGTAGGTTTTGTACCATTAAAATCAACAGCGACATATGATGTTGTGACTTTTATGGGTAATAACAAAACAATCAATAATCTATTTATAAATTTCGAAGAACAATATTCTGGACTTTTCGCTTATTTAAATTCGTCAACAATAAGCAATGTTATTTTAAGAAATCCTGTAGTCAAAGGACGAGATAGAACAGGGACAATTGTAGGCTATAGCACAGGAGTAAGCTCTTTTGTGAATGTTGTCATAGAGAATCCTATCATAGAAGGCACTTCTTTCGTTGGTGGTATGGCAGGATTGATGAATTCAGTAAATATGAATTCCTGCTCTATAAAAAATGCCAAAATAAAAGGGAGTAATTCTGATATAGGAACTATGGCAGGAAGAATAAACGGAGGAAACATCTCGAACAATATTGCTCACGCTCTAGAATGCATAGGGTCAAATGGTAATGTGAGTGGTTTTTGCGGTTCGATAGCTGGTAGCAACAGTAAGTTTAATAATAATATAGCTATTACTGAATATTTATATACTAGTGTAAGCACACCTCCTGTAAATGGTTTCACAAGAGAGATATCTGGTTATACAGGAAACACATTTACAGATTGTTTTTATAATTCTACCTTGATTTCTAGTTCTGACAGAGGGACAGGTAAAACCACAATAGAGCTTAAAAGCCCAGCAACTTACACAGGCTGGAATGGAAATATATGGGATATAAAAGAAGGGAAATATCCAAACCTACAATATGTTAAGAGTTTGATAACTGATAAAACACTTATTTTACATGAGGGTGAGTATAAAAAGTGGAATCCTCAACAAGATGCGACTGTAGATATTTATAGTGAGAATACCATCCCGATAATGACTACTAATACAAATCCTAGTGGATTGGCTTTTATAGACACACAAACTTCGGACAGCTACAGAGCTAGCTATGCATTTGATAGACAGGTAAATACTCTAGCAGAAAGTAATAACAGAGATGGATTCATAGGATATAAATTTACTATTCCTAAAAAGATTAATGCTTATAGCATACAAATAGGAAGTCTAGCATATTCAATTTCAAATTGGAGATTTCAAGGTTCGACAGATACCACTAATGGAGCAGATGGAGTGTGGGAGGATTTACATGCAGTTAATTACACTTTTACTGCATCGGAAAATAAGACTTTTTACTTTAGTAATGATAAAGAGTATATAGCATATCGAATAAAACTAGCTAAAGCTCCCACCGAATCGCTATATAGCGATTTTTATGAAATAGGATTTTATGAAAAGTTATCTGACGGAAAGCCAGAAGTCAAACCTCATTGGTCAACAGTGTCTACCACTCTCTCTTCTTCCCAATTCTTAGAGCAGGGGATGGATAATCTCTCTCCTTTGCTTGACCGCAAAGTTACAACATTAGAGCCTATGTCAATGATAGATAAAAGTGAGATTTTAGGTGTTGGTGAAATAGGAAAAGTATTTAATAAAACTATAGATTTAAAGAAATATTTTGATATTAGAAGTATCAGAACTGAGGTGAAATAGTGGCAGGAGCTATTCTCTACAAAAAAAATAGTAAATTTTATGCTGTTTTAGAAGAAGAAATTATTTACGAAACAAAAATGACCTCTAATACTGCTCCTTCTCCTTTAAGAGTATTTAATTCAAACGCCAATTCTACTTATCCACCCTATTTAGCTTTCGATGGAAATAATAGCACATATGTTAGAACAGGTAGTAGTGGGGCAGGAACACAACTTCGACTAACTTTTGATTTTGGGGAGGAAAAAGAAGTAAGTGGCATCTACTTAACTCATGGAGGAAATACCTCTATAAGTGGAATTAATGTGTCAGGCTCTAACAATGGCACAGATTTTACCACTATAAAAAATTTCACTTCATTAAATCTAGGTAGTGGAGCAACGCAAAAACTATTCTTTGACTCTACAGTAAAACACAGATATTTTTACTTTTATATACCTCAAACAAACATGCCATTTCTAGGTGAAATTAAATACTTTTTTGTAGATGATTATTTGTATGAAGCAAAAAACATAAAGGCTTATAAAGATTTCACTATTTCTAGTGTTCAACTACAAAGCACCTATAAAAACAAAAGATACATGCTACAGGATACAGACACTCTAAAAGAACAAGGACTTTGGATACAAAAACTAGATAAAAAACCAACAAGTATTAGTTTTAATTGAAAATGAGGTGAGATAATGAAAATAAAAGAAGGTTACAAAGCAAGGTGGTTGATGGATGAAGCTGTCTCAACAACATTGCAAGATAGTAGTGGTAATGGATTAAACGCCATTACTTCTTCCACTTTAGATACTTCTCTTGATAACAAAGGGTCAGCAAGAAAAGTAAGTGCTAGTTCTCAAGGTATTTATTGTAGAAGTGTTTTATCAAGCAACAAAAATTTTACAATATCTGCTCTCTATAAGCTTGATTCATTTGGTAAGACTACCCCTCTTTCTTGGGAAACTGCAATACTAGGTATTACAAATGGTTCTGCTCGAAGTGTGCATATTGCAGTATCAGCTAGTAAGGAAGTTGGACTCTACTACTTCAATGGCTCAGTCCATCAAGTAGAAAACAGTGGTGTATTCTTAAAAGTAGGCGAATGGGTACATCTTGCTCTCACTGCTCTTAATGGAACATATCAAATCTACCTCAATGGTAAGCTAATTAAATCTGTGAATCAAACGCATGATATAGGACTCAATTTTTCAACTTGTTATGTTAATGGTAACTTTAATTCAACTACAAAAGTATATGGCTCTTATGATGATATTATTATTTGGGAATCCACTTTGTCAGACATTGAAGTGTTTAATGTTATGACATATTACTTCAAAGAAAAGAGAATACTACTTCACTCTAACAATAAAACATATTCATTTGATAAACAAGTTGATACTTGGTATGAAACAAAAATGACAAGTGATGCATCCCCCTCTCCTTTAGTAGCAAGCGCTAGCAGTATTTGGAATTCTACTTATCAAGCTTGGAAAGCATTTAATGGAACAAATGTTGATAGTAATGATTGTTGGATAACAGTTGGTGGTTCTATAGAAGGTTGGATTCAACTAGACTTCGGCTCTCCTAAATACTGTAATCAAATAAAACTTACTTCTAGGTCAGGAAGTACAGCCAATGCTTGTCCAAAGGATTTTACAATAAGTGCATCAAATGATGGTTTAACTTTTGATGTAATAGCAAATATTACAGGACAAACAAATTGGGCATTGAATGAAACACGTATGATTACATTTAATAACGCTAAAAAATATCGTATATATAGGCTAACAGTGATTTCGAATGACGGATTTAGTAGTTATAGTGCTATTGGAGAATTGCAATTTGGATATAAAGGAAACACTATAATTGACTTGCCTAAGTGTTCACAAGAAAACTTCATTGAATATGGTCAAAATGAGCTATTAAATCTAAATGAACCAATAGCTACTAAAAATTACATCTTACAAGATGATACCGTTACAGAGAATGAGCAAGGTCTTTGGATAAAAAAAGTAGATAAAAAACCACTCAGCATTAGTTTTAATTAGTGCTGAGTTTTATTTTGATTTTTCTTAATACAATAAGAAAGGAATGATTTATAATGGCAACAATTGGACAGCAACTACTTCAACCCGAAAGTGGATGGCAAAGAATTGACGACACCAATTCGAATATATCTAAAACAACCTTCAACACTCTTAGTAGTGGAAGTGCTTATGGCAGTAGTTATTCAGAATTCAAAGAAGGAACTCTGTCAGAAGCAACCTTTAACTTCGTCGGAACTAAGCTGAGGATTATATCTGTAGTTAACACCTCTGCTTATAGAGCGCCTAAAATTAGTATATTTATTGATGGCGTAGAGGAGCAATATACAGAGGTTGCAAGTGGAGTTATCTGGAAATGTCTTGTTTATGAAAAAGTCGGATTAGAGAACAAGGAACACTTTGTTAAAATAAAAGGATTAAGCATACAAGCAGGAGCAACTTTTTATTTAGATGCAATTGATATAGATAGTAACGGTGAAATTAAACCATATAAAGAAATAAAACCACTTAAAAAAATGATAATTAAAAATCTAACAAAAGACACACAATACTCTCTATCAGACAGAACCCTCATTCACCTTCCTGACAATACAACTGAAAGTATTATTGAGTATGGTATTGAGAAAGGTGAATATATTCAATTAGATGTGCCTTTTACTAAGCATAGATATTTTAATGACACACCTGTTGCTAATGCAAGTGGAAAAGTGTTCACACATGATATTGGTAAAATTAATACTTTGAGTATTAAAGAACTTAGGGAAGAAGGTGTAGTATCTATTGTTCTACCTAATGATGTATGGTATGAAACCAATATGACTTCTAACACAGCGCCAACACCCTTAGTTGCAAGTGCTAGTAGCACTTATACTTCTTTCTCCCCTTACAAAGCTTTTAATGGAACGAGAGGAACTACTGGTAATGACAGTTGGATGACAAGTAACAGTAGAACAGGTTGGATTCAGATTGACTTTGGAAAAGGTGTTATTGCGAATAGAGTAAACATTTCTATTGTTAGTAATCTGACTGCCGCACCAAAAAACTTCAATATTCTAGGTTCTAAAGATGGAGTGAATTTCGTTATCTTGGGAGCATTTACAAATCAAACTAATTGGACTGCTAATGAATTAAGAGAATATAGCTTCAACAACAATGAAAAGTTTTCTTACTACAAGGTAGAGATTTTAGAGAACAATGGACACGGAACAGATGTTTCCATAGGTGAAATTCAATATGGTTTTAAGAGAGAGGAGATTTAATTTGGCAACTACAGAGCAATTAATGGAACAATTTGGTGTTGCTTGGTTTTGCTTTGATGAAGTAAGTGGAAATGTATATGATAAATTAGACAATGGATACGTTGGCACAGTTACAGGAGCTACAAGAGTTGGTGGTTGGAATGGTGGAGGTAGCTCAATTCAATCCAATGGGACAAATCAATATGTAGTTTTTAATAAAAATATTATACCCAATGAAATATTTACCATAAGATTCAAAATTAAAGCATTACCTAATACTTCGGCAGGTTCTTATTTCTTAGGTAATGTTCATATGGGTACAACTAATGCTAATTATGGTTTTACTTTAGCAACAATGACTGATTCTGTTCGATATGTAGAAGCTACTACTAATGGAGCAACAATAAATTGTTATATAGATATTTACGGAATTTTGGATAACAAATGGCATGACATTATTATTTCAAAAAATTCTAATAAACTAGTGTCAATATATGTAGACGAAAAGTTGTATGGTACTGTTTTATCAACCACTATTTTTAATGCAACAAACCCTCTTGGATTATTAAATGCATCCTCCTTTTATAGTCAAGCAGGAAGATTTTTAAATGGTCAAATTGATGATTTACAAATCTACAACAAAGCTCTCTCCCCTTCTGATTTCACTCAAAAACGTTTAGTAGTCAAAACAACAGACAATAAAAACCTTGTTTTATCCCCTACTTCAACTCGTGTGAAAGAGATTCCTAACACAGCAGAATATATGTTGTTAGCTCAAGGTGGAATTGTAAAAGAGATTGATTCAGCAGTTGATAGCCAACCAATTGATTTCACTAAACCTACCACTGAGTATGAAATAGTAAGTAACAATAAAACTCCACTAGGAAAAGGTAGAATGTTTACAATTCCTATTGGTACTGATTTTAAAACAGCAATGTTTAAGGACAACTATTAAAAGGTTGTCCTTTTAATATGGAAAAATATTGGAGGTCAATACAATGGCTAATACAAAAGATAATTTAAGTAAGTATGGTAAAGCCTTTATCGGTTTTGATGAACCTAGTGGTAATGTAATGGATTCAATTGGTGGTTACACAGGAGCTTTAAATAATGCTCCTACTCGTGTGACAGGTTGGAATGGTCAAGGTTATGCAATGAGTTTTAATGGAACTAATCAGTATGTAGAGTTTAATAATCCTGTTATAAATAGCTCAGTAGGAAGCGTTAGATTGAAAGTTAAGCCTAAGACTAACACAGACCCTCAAATAATTTTTAGCAACAGAAATTCAGCAGGTATGGGTTTTCAAATTTGGTTTAGTGTAGACATGAAGCTGAATGTTGGTATATCAACAAGCAAAGTTTGGGATTTACAGATAACTTCGCCAAACTCAGTACAAATTGATAAATGGTATGACATTCTAGTAACTTGGAATGAACAAGGCTTGTTTAAAGTTTATGTTGACAATATGAAAAGCTCATTGGTGGAAGGTAGTTTAGGGTATTCATATGTTCCAACTAATGGTCTTTTTACTGTAGGAAGATTACCGACAAGATTATCTACTTCTGGATATTTTAAAGGAGAGTTAGACTCAATTGAAATCTATGACAGAGTAATCTCCCCTATTCCTGATAAATATTTAGTTGAACATAATGGTGATTACAAATACCACGATGGCACTTCATGGAAATTAACAACACCAACAGAAGAAAACTTCATCCAATATGGTATGAACAATCTAAACCATATTACAGAAAAACAATGGAAAGAGTTAACAGGAGATAAATCAGTAATTATGTGGTCTGACTTTCAAGATAAGCAATTCACTTCTGTTGTATTAAACAAAGATAGATTTAAATCACAAGATTTACTAGGTGATTCTGCTCAAGCTATTTACTACACTGATTCAGACACTTCTAATATTGCTGTAGAAACAGTTGTTGAACCTTATAGTGTCTATGACTATATTGGTGAGTTACCTACTGTAGCAATCTACACTGAAACAAATGATGATATTATCGTATCAACAAATGTTGAGCCATTTGATATTTATGATGAATTTGGTGAAAGTGTTGAGGTTCTTTACTACACAGATGATGAAACTGTAACAAATGCTGATTTAATCCTTGAAGCTAATTGGTCGCCTATAGATGAACTTGAAGGTGATTTTGAAGTTGTGACATGGACAGATGAAGCCCCTGAGACTGCTCAGAGAGTTCTTGATATGAAAGCAATACCACAACCTCAATTCGTTAAACTAGTTAACCCTAAACGTTTATATGGCTCTTTAGATGATGTGTTTGTGAATGATATTTCTCAATCATATCGTGATGAAGCTCGTTACTTTATCGGTGGAGAAACACCTGATAAATGGTATGTATGGAACAAAAACGATAAGAGATTCGTTGTTGCTGATGCTTCAAATACACAAAAAATCATGTTAAATGGTATGACTTACAAAGAGTTGAACAATATCACTGACATGCAATGGCGCACATGGACTAGTGAATATATCAATATCGGTATGTTCATTGTAGACAATCTTCGTGACACCATCAAAACCATTGTTGAAGAAATTTCATTTGAAGACTATCTTCCTCGTGACACTACAATTATTAAGAATATAAGCCTATACATTTTAAACACAACTGCTAAGATTGATATTTCATTTGATGCTAATGTTCTTAAAGGAATTTTGAGTGATGATGATTTAACGCGTGTTCAATATCGTGTATTACTAAACAACGCCTACTACTACCCTGCTGATGGAAGCTTTACTAAACTAGGTGAATCGCCTCAGAATTTCGAATTAGCCATTGGCAGTAAAGATATTAGAATTGAAGATTGGAACACACTTAAAGTAGAGTTCCAAGATTTCTTTGGTACTACTGATTATTGGTCAACTCAATTCATGGGAACATACTCAGGTCTTATGTTCAAAGATATTTATGGTCAATACTACTCAAGTGAGATTGGTGAGGTACTTCAATACCTTGATTTTGGTGTCATTATTGCAGGTCAAACTACAATTGAACATGAGGTTATTCTTAAAAACCAATATGGTTATGCCATTAAGGATATTCACTTGTATACTAACAAATCTAATTTCCCTACAGGTATGACTATAGAATTTAGTACAAGTCAATCTCCTTTTATGCCACAACCTGATTTAAAACTAGGTAGTGTACTAAAAAACAACGAAGAAATGTCATTCTTCATTCGATTAAAAACTGAATTAGGTTCAACGCCTGACGCTAACGGTTCATTTGACATTATCGTGAGAGCAGACAAAGCCTAATCACAATACAATGTGATAGGAAGTGAAATTATGGAGGAGAAAGAATTTAATTTAGAAACAGATATTTCCTCTCAATCAACTATAACAGCAGAAAATGATTTATTTATTGAAATTAGTGTACCTCTTTATGGAAGTGACAAAACTGATGTTGAAATTTTTGCTATACAACATAGAGAAAATATTGTTTTAACTGAAATTATAGTAGCACCTAATAATCGTTTTAAAGCTAAATACAAGCTTATTGCAGTAGGAAAACTAGAAAATGATGTTGAGATTGTTGCTAGACCTTTAAGAGAAAGTGCTAAAACCATTGAACTTATTTCTCGGGCTATAAATATAACCGAAAAAGATACATTCTTAAACATAATGTATCGTGGAAATTCAGAAGTCTTTACTGAGATTCAGCCTATTGGTTACAACTTCTTAGAAGCTGAAATTGAAGTACCACCTCATAATAGGATGTTTGCTATTTATGAAGTACAGCAACCACCTATCGTTACAGATATATTCAACCCTACTCAGGATGCTTTCACAAGGGAAGGAACAGCTTTCCAATCAATCAACTACGGAAGTAATTCCTCAATGGTTGTTGGCCGAAGCCAAGATGATATCTGGCGCTCATTTGTTCAATTCGATTTATCTTTAATTCATTCTTCCTATATACTAAAAGAATCCTATTTGCGTTTATACTACAAAGGCTCAATCCCCGAAAATGTTAAACTGGAAATATTAAATGCCAATAAAAAGTGGCAAGAAACTAACATTACCCACTTGAATAGGCCAATTCCGATTGATTTAATTACAGACGAGTTCACTATAAATTTAAATCAAGGATACGTTGAATTCGATGTCCTTAAAATTGTGCAATCTTGGGTTTCACTGGAAAAAATTAATAACGGTTTTATTATTCGTTTATCTAACGAAACCGATCTGGGTCACACAATATTCTATACCAGAGAAACTATTTCTCCCCCTGAATTAATCGTAAAATACTTTGACTCAAGAATATTCTCTCAAGGTAGAAGTCAACACTTAACTGAAATTTTTGCCTACAGGAGAAGTAACTCTGAAAAACTAACTGAGGTCATAGTTGACTCTATTTACACTTTCGAAAAGTTAGATACTGAAATTTACGTTCACAGAGCAGAAGTGCCTTTAGATTTCGAAGCTCTAGTTGAAATCACAGTATGTAAGCCACATATTGAAATTGAAATCACTTCATCAATTCGTGAGGACAGTAAGATTCTAACCGAAATCGGAGCAAGAAGATCCCTTAATAAGGAAAAATCAGCAGAAGTCACAATTAACAAACCCTTTACTTTAGCTAAAATCCTATGTGCTCTAAGAGGTGAAAGTGTTGTTGACACAACTATTTCAGTAACTATTCCATTAATCCAGACTGAAATCACTGTTCCTCGTCATGATAAAAAAGAAGTATTAACCGAAATCGAAATTAATGAAACTTGGACTTCTATTGTTGGCGCAGAGCTTTTTGTAGCAAAAGATAAAATAACTACGGAAATCACATCTAGAGTAGGTAAAGAAATTAATCTTTTAACCGTAGTTCTTATCTCAAGATTAAAAATTGAAGCAGAAATTGAAGTAAAACATAGAAACGATATGTTGGTAGAAATTGAAGCTAATATTAAGTCTGATGTTGTCACTGAGATTATCGTTTCTAGACCTAATATTGAGGTAGCCATTGATATACAACGTTTTGAAGAAACAGAAATAAATACAGAGATCTTTGTTAGATATATTGATGATGTTTCTACTGAAATTGACGTAAAATCTGTAAATCAAGTTAATACTGTAATTGATATTAAGCGAGTGTCACAAGTTAATATAGAAATCTCTGTAAACAGATGTTTAGTACATACTGAGATTACTATTCCAACATGGGTTGACAAAGGAGTATCAACTGTAATTGAGCCTCGTATCATTATGGTAAATAATGTGACAGCACTAATTATTATTAATGGGACAGTATCAGGTTACGCATTTATTATGTAAGACAAAAGGAGATAAAATTTATGATAATGAAAAACTATGAAATAGGTGAATTACAATCATTTCTTTTCAATTTAGTTCTCAAAGGTAAAGAATCGAGAATGCGAACTAGGTTCATTAAATTATTGGAAAATCAAGTAGAGCTTATAAAAATGGAAAGACAACAACTCATAAATGATTATGCTTTAAAGGATGCACAAGGCGAAATTGTTACAGAAACTAAAGAAATACATAATAAAGAGGAAGAAATAGTTGTATTCCCTTCAGAAAAAGAAGAAAAAGAAGCACAAAAGCAAATTATGCTAATGATGAATGAAGAATTTATCATTGAAGAAACGGCAGATAAAATAGAAATGCTACAAATTTTACAAACTATTATTTTAAGTTGTGATTTAGAATTTACTGGTCAGAAAGCAGTTCTCTACGATAGATTCTGTCAAATTTTCGAAGATATCCAATTACTAAACGATTCTGATATAACCCAGTAATTTCATACAAGGGTAGATGGATAATTCCATCTATCCTTTTTTAATTTATGTAAAAGTTGGTGATTACATGCAAAATGAAAAATTTGGTGAGAGATTGGCTAGTGCGGAAGTTGAAATTAAGAATCAGGAAAACCGAATTTCAAAATTAGAAGGTAATCATGAGTTATTATATCGCTTAACATTAGTATCCGAACAACAGCAAGAAATGAATAAACATCAGCAAATACAATTAAATAGAATGGATAAAACTTTTAATAACATCAATATGAATTTAACAAAATTAAATATGTCTCAAGTTGAATTGCAAGAGGATGTAAAAGTTATTGGAAAACGAGTTGATAGTATTGAAGATGATTTAAAACAGGAATCTGCAAAAGACAATATTTCAATTAGCAATATGATAAAACAGTACCTACACTGGTGGATTCTCATACCTACTATAATAATTGGTGCTTTAATTTTAAAAACATTAGGTCTCTAAGAAAGGATTTGATCTTTATGAAAATCAACTGGAAAGTGCGCATCCATAATCCTCAATTTTGGATTACAGTTGGATTATCAATTATTACCCCTCTATTCGCTTATTACGGTATTACAGGAGCCGATTTAACCACATGGTCCAGTGTAAAGACCTTACTTGTCAACGCCGCTTCAAATCCTTATGTAATCGCCTTAATGGCTGTAAGTACATATAATGCCATTTTAGATCCAACTACTGCCAGCTTAAGTGATTCATCACGAGCCTTAATTTATAAAAAACCGAAACGAGATGATCGATAATGACAAATTTTATCTGTCCCGTAAAAAATGCAAGATTAACGAGTAAGTTCGGATGGAGGAATATTGGGTTTGGCAACGAATGGCATCAGGGTGTAGATCTTGCTTCAACAGGAAAAGTTCCGATTTACGCTAGTGCAGCTGGGGTAATTAGTCGTGCCCAGGTGTTAAGTAGTTATGGAAAAGTGATAATGATTAAACATATCGTTAATGGCAAAACATTCGAAACAAATTATGCTCATCTAGACTCTTATTGTGTTCATGTCGGGCAAAAAGTGGTACAAGGTCAACAAATTGGTATGATGGGTAACACTGGTCGAGCTTATGGGATTCACCTGCATTTCGAAATTCACGATGGAGCATGGGAGAAAGGCCAGCCAAATGCAACTGATCCTATGAAGTATATTTCTTTAACTAATGAACCAAATACTATTTCAATCAACAAAGGAGCTCTCACAATGTCACAATATATAGAATTACTCAATAAAATAAAAGAACTTGAGGAGGCATTAAAAACAAAGCAAACCAACAGTCCTTCTCGACAAGCCTCTAAAATACATAGTACAGCATGGCAATGGTTAAAAAACAAAGGTTTAACAGATGGAACGAATCCTCAAAATTTCTTAACACGAGAACAATTTGCAACAATGCTAAAAAGATATCATGAAACTTTAAACAAAAAATAACTCCCCCTGCTCTATACATAATTTTCTCTTCATTATAACATAAATACATTTTTCTCTATTAGAACCATGTTACAATAGAAAAGTATTCTGACAACTAAGGAGAAATGGCATGAAGCTTTCGACAATCTTAAATTTTATAATTCTAGTATTTTTCACGTTATTATTCGTTAATGATTTCTTCCCTGATACAGCTATTGCTGCGATGCTGACTAAAAAAATAATATTGCTTATATTAGTTGGGCTTGTCATCATTCAGCTAGCCTTCGACAAGGGTAGATATAAAAGATTATCAAAAAAGGCTTATATCGGATTAACATTGTATACAGTTGAATTATGGATTGTTTTAACATTACTTGGCGGTCAATCACAAATTGGCCTATCGTTCACAAGTCCTCTATTCTATATCATTGTTGTGCTTCTTGGATTGGATTTAATCCGCCTTTCACGCCAAACTAAGCGGGATCAAACAGAGGAGAAAGCTAAGTAAAGCACAGCTATCCGTCAATCTTACAAAGCTTTCCACCACTTTCGCACTGCTAACCGTCACTTTTGTCCCTCTATCCGACGACAACATAAAAAGCATGTCTCTGATTTTAAACAGAGACATGCTTTTCTTATGATTCTAATACATTTAAAATGGCATCCAGCTCATGGACAGCTAGATCTAAGCGTTCCTTCGCTTCGATATTTTGCTGTTTTAAGTGACTAAACTCTAGTAAATTTTTCTCATGCTTTAACTTAATAGAAGATAAACGTTCGATTCGTGCTTCTACTTTTTCTATTGCTTGCTCACAGACAGTTGTCCAGAGCTTTTCTGATTGTTGCATTTCCGTTGTCGATGGGTTGTGCTGACGCATAATTCGTGCGTAAACCATTTCAATTTGTTCAATTAGCTCCGAATAGAAATGGCGCTCAACGCGTGTTGTTTGGAATGTTGGATGTTCTACCTCTTTGGCATATGGCGTTATTTGACGAAGTAGCTTGCCAGCATTTTCTCCAAAAGCATGGGATAAATTCAAGACATTCATTAATTGCAATAATAAGCGTATTTCTTCTAGATTAATAAGTTGGGAATCGATGCTTTCCTTTAACTTTAATGACTCCATGTAGCGTCGATCAAAATGTTCAATTTCACCGTTGCGCTGCTCTACTAAATGGACACTTGCATTGTCTTTCAAGCTTTTAATATAGCGAATGGCATGGTTTTTTAGCTCTTCTTTTGACAGCAAGTTATCATTGTCTTGTTGTGGTTTTTCTCGTTGAACATACGCAAATGCATCCATTTTTTTGGGCCATTGTGCTGCTTGGGTTTCATCTGAGACATTATAGCGTATATAAATTCCGTGCATTTCATATCCTCCAAGTCCATTAAACAA